TACGGTGCTGACTCTTGGCACTCACTACACCCTCAGCACTTCCCCGACCCCGCAGATCACTCTAACTGCCGCACTCGTCGCGACGGATACTCTTCGAATCTTCCGTGAAACCCCGGGTCGAGCTGCGGCCCCGAACAACGTGCCGCTCGTCGATTTCACGGATGGCTCGGTGCTGACTGCGGCTGATCTTGACAAGAACACGCAGCAGCTCCTTTATCTCGTGCAGGAGTCGGATGACACTGGCAGCGGTGCTCTCGGGCCAACCCTTGATGACCTGAATTGGGACGCCGTTTCCAAGCAGATCAAGAACGTCGCAGTTCCTACTGCTAACTCGGATGCGGTCAACAAGCAGTACGTCGATACGCTTGCCCTGTACGGTGTCAATCAAGCTTCCGGACAGGCGTGGGATCTCGTCGGCGACGGCACTTCGCAGTATCAGCTGATCGGGCCTGTGCCTTCAGCAGCTGATCCTGAGCTGTTCTTCGTCGAGGTCGGCGGTGCTCTTCAGCACCCCGGCACGAACTACAGCATCACGCAGTCTGGCGGTAATTACTACCTTCAGCTCTCTGAGAACGTCAGTAGCCCGACGAAGATTCGCGTCCGAAATCTTGGCGTTTCGCGAGGGACGATTGCCGGATCTACCGTCACTATTGACGACTCTACCTTCTCGGTTGACATGGCTAACAACCGCGTCGGAATCGGAACGACGACTCCGAAGAGCGATCTAAATATCCACAGTTCTACGGTTGGTAGTCGTATTCAGCTGACGAACACGACTACTGGAAACGCGGCGGCGGGCGACGGTTTGGCTGTTGAAACTTCTGGTAACAACGGTTACCTGTGGAACTACGAAAACGGCGCACTACAATTCGGAACATTTAATACCACCCGCCTCACGATCCTCGGGGACGGTAAGGTTGGGATTGGTACGACCGCCCCCGTAACTCCGCTTACTGTTCGGGCGGCTACGGCTGATGTTCGAACTGAAACTACGGGAGATTTGACATCCACAGGTCAAGCTTACTTCTCTATTTACGGATCAAACGGAAATAGCGGATACGTCGGATTTGGCGGAGCGGCCTCAACGCTTGACGTTGTGAATCGTCTTAATGGGCCTGTGCGATTTCATGCGAATAACGCCGAAGCGGCTCGAATCACTTCGACGGGCAACCTTGCAATCGGACGAACTGATGCTCCCGTACCGATCACGATCAAGAACAACGCCGCGGCTAACACGAATACGTCAGACAATGTCGCAAATCAGGTGCGGCTATGGGATGCTACAGACGCGGTGTACGGATTCGGTGTCTCCACCGGATCGCTCAACATCTCCGCTAATCAGGGATCAACCGGAGAGATCTCGTTCTGGACGGGTGGTACAGACTCTGTCGCCCCGGCGAATCGTCTTACGATTCCTTCTGGTTCCGCGGGTATTCGGTTCCCGGCGACTCCTGCGCTTTCCTCGAACGCGAACACGCTTGATGATTACCGCGAAGGAACGTGGACGCCGACTTTGGTGTATTACTCGCGAAATCTCGTCGGAGGTGTAGCTGAAAACATTTTCAGGAACTTTCCGGCGATTACATATGGAACGCAAAGCGGACGATACACGAAGATCGGGAGCCTTGTCTACGTCAACTTCGCCTTCGCTACAAACGCAGTAACTCTTCCGGCGGGCCACGCTGCAAACTGGTATGTCGCGATTGCGAATCTTCCGTTTGCCGCTGATAATCACAACAGCTTGTCTGTCGGATATGTAACCGGATGGACGACGTCCTCTCCATACGCCGGATACACCGTAATCCCGCAACCTACTACGGGTACTGCTGATGTTGGCAAGGGTTTGATGTACTTGCTGTCAAGCACATATACCTACCTTTCGCCCGCGAACGTGACGACTACTGGAGCCTCGACAAACGTAATCTACGGGTCGTTCTCTTATCGAACCGCAGAATAAGGAGCAAACATGCCACTCACTAAAGTTCAAGCTGAAATGACGGATAACGTCCTTCGCACGGATATCACGACTCAAGTCCTGAATGTTGACACCGTAATCAAGAACGCGGGACTGAACGACAACTTTCCTATCGGGATGATCGTCCTGTTTGTGAATGATTCGCAATTTGCTATTGACTCGGGTTGGCTAGCTTGCGATGGCGTCTCTGTACCCAAGGCCGACTACCCTCAGCTCTACGCTGAAATCGGCGGCTCGTTCGGGGAAACCGCGACTCACTTCACTTTGCCCGGTATTGCCTCGCCGACCGAAATCATCACCTTCGGACTCGGCGGTGCGTATGGGATTCGCGCAAAGAACAGGGCGAAGGTCTAATGGCTCTTCACAACGAATCGGAAGTCATGCTTGCCCTCGGTCGTCTTGAAGGCAAGATGGACGCTATCTTGCAGATGCAGCGCATCCAAGAGGAGCAGATCAAGTCCCACGACGAGCGTATCCGGGAGCTCGAACACTCCCGATCGTTCATCTTCGGGATGGCCGCTCTCGTCGGTGCGGTCGCTTCTGCCGGAATCACCGCAATTACGAAAGCACTTCTATGAACAAGCTTGACAAGATGCTGAGCTCTCTGCATGAGGCGGTCGCCGCTGATCTGCTTCGGCGAATCGAAGACGGATCCGCGACTGCTGCGGATCTCTCAGTTGCCCGTCAGTTCCTCAAGGACAACGGGATTGATGCGATGGCTAGTCAGTCGGAGCCCCTTGCGAACCTCGCAAAGAGCCTTCCGTTTGACCCCGAAGCTGAGGCTGCTTGACTTTGGATCCTCGTCTCAAAGACTTCAGGAACTTCCTGTTCCTCGTATGGGATCATCTCAGACTCCCTGACCCTACGCCTATCCAGTACGACATCGCTGACTTCATTCAGCATGGGCCTAAGCGGCGGATTGTGGAAGCATTCCGCGGGGTCGGCAAGAGTTGGATCACGAGTGCCTATGTCGTCCATACGCTGCTCCTTGATCCTACGAAGAACATTCTGGTCGTCTCCGCGTCGAAGCAACGCGCAGATGACTTTTCGACGTTCACGCTTCGGCTGATCCATGAGATGCCGCTGCTACAGCATCTCCGACCGAAGGAGACGCAGCGTAACTCGAAGATCGCGTTCGACGTCGGCCCCGCTCCTGCTAGCCACGCGCCGTCCGTAGTGTCTAAGGGCATCACGAGCCAGATCACTGGTAGCCGTGCTGACTTGATCATCGCGGACGACGTCGAGAGCTCGAACAACAGCGCGACGATCACGCTCCGCGACAAGCTTGCGGAGACTGTCAAGGAGTTCGAAGCAGTCCTGAAGCCGGGTGGAGACATCCTGTATCTCGGTACTCCTCAGACTGAGCAGTCGATCTACAACCTATTGGCTGAGCGCGGGTACACGATTCGTATTTGGCCCGCCCGCTACCCCGACAAGAAGCGTCGGGACACTTACGGAATGCGTCTCGCCCCCCGGATTGCTGAGGGGCCGGACGACATGACCCCTACGGAGCCTACCCGCTTTGACGAGTTTGGCCTGAAGGAACGTGAGCTCGGCTATGGGCGGTCTGGATTCGACCTCCAGTTCATGCTCGACACGACGCTGAGCGACATCGACAGGTATCCCCTGAAGCTGTCGGACTTGATCGTCATGTCCTTGAACGACGAAGTCGCCCCGGAGAAGCCGATCTGGGCGGCGGACATCCGCAATGCGGTACAGGACGCCCCGTGCGTCGGCTTCAACGGCGACAGGTACTACAGGCCGATGGCCGTTACAGGCTCGTGGATCGCTTATACGGGCTCCGTGATGGCGATCGACCCCTCAGGCCGGGGCGCGGACGAAACCGCCTACGCGGTCGTAAAGATGCTTAACGGGTATCTGTACGTCGTCGAGGCGGGAGGACTGCCCGGAGGGTACGGCGAAGACACGATGAAGGCGATCGTCGAGATCGCGAAGAAGCAGAAGGTAAACTTCCTGATTGTGGAGTCGAACTTCGGCGACGGCATGTTTCAAGAGCTGCTGAAGCCGTACCTCCAACGGGAATATCCCGTCACGATTGAGGAAGTTCGGCACAACATCCAGAAAGAAAAGCGCATTATCGACACTTTGGAGCCTGTGATGAATCAGCACAGACTCGTCGTTAATGAGAAGCTGATCAAGGCGGACTACGAGAGCACTGCTAACCGAAGCTCCGAGAAGCGTCTTCAGTACCAACTGTTCTACCAGATGAGCCGAATTACCCGTGGTAGGGGCTCGTTGGCGCACGATGACCGAATCGATGTGCTTGCGATGGCTGTCGGCTACTGGACGCAGCAGATGGCCCAAGACGTTGACCGGAGAATGAGGATCCGGAAGGACGAAGTCTTGAACATGGAACTGGAGAAGTTCATGGAATCGGCGATCGGACGAAAGGATAAAGGTGGTGACTCATGGATCCAGCTGAACGTGTAGACATCGATGACCTGTACGTCGAATTGACCGTCCTCTCTTACACCGCAATACAGCGATACGAGGACTTTCTTCGAGGTAAAAAGGGCTCTACGATCCAGTTAGCGCGGGCTATGAAAGACCTTCGGGAGTTCCTCCCATCCGATATCGGCGACCTTACGGACGCTTGAGCGTCTGGGGACTCGCACGGACTCAGGAAAGCATTCCAAGAGGCGATCTCTCCCTACCCTAGCGCGGTTCGCCGCTGAGGAGCTTCGGCTCTTCATGGGGGGTAGGGGGGGATCTGCCCCCGGATCTTGGAAAGGATAAACATGAAAAAGAGAACTTCAGGGCCATGTAAAGGTAGGAGCCTGAACAAGCCTTGGAGGACTCCGGGTAGCCCGAAGAAGTCCGCAGTATGCGTCTCTTCGGGAGACGGAGTGAAGATCGTCCGCTTCGGTGATCCGAACATGAAGATCAAGAAGCACATCCCCGGTCGTAGGGCTAACTTCCGGGCTCGTCATAACTGTGACAACCCGGGGCCGAAGACTTCAGCACGATACTGGTCGTGCAAGGCATGGTGATCTATGTGTAGCTCTAAGTCCGTCAAGCAAGCTACGAAGTCCACGGGGGAATCCTTAGTTCGGAACGTCAGCATCAGGACGACGACTAAGGACGGCACGAGGTTCCGGGATACTCAAGGAGCTGTCCGTCCTATTGACGACTTCATCAAGGAGCAGAAGGAAGCGACGAAGAAGTTCGTCGATGTCGAAGACAGAGGCCAGTTCCAGTACGCAAGCCAGACTACTGGTGACATCGTCCAGACTGAGGACATCCAGAACAGGCTGAAGGCGAAGGAATCGACCCTCAACGTAACGACTATTACTGGCCCGGGTAACGCATCAAGCAGGATGTCTTACACCGTCCCGGCAGAGCTTCGGATCAAGCGTAACTGGAGCGTCAAGGGGCCGGGTGGGCTTTCGATCCCGTCGATGAACGTCGATCAGCCGACGCAGTTCGCTCGGACTGACCAGAGCGCACGGAAGCCGAACGTCCGGGTCGTCAACGGCAAGCTGATGTTCGGGTGACATATGCCTAAGATTCTCCACAACCTCGCGAAGAAGATGGAGGCGAAGGGCTACGCTAAGGCTAAGGCGTGGGCTCTCGCTACTTCGATCCTCCAAAAGCAAGGAAAGCTCAAGGTGAAGAAGAATGGCTGACCGAGACTACGCTGAGGAGTACAGGAAGTACCACGGTACTGAGAAGTACAAGAAGGATCGTGCGGCTCGGAACAAAGTCCGGCGTAAGGCGATCCGAGAAGGTCGAGTCAATAAAGGCTCGAACATGGACATCGATCACAAAGACGGCAATCCGAGGAACAATGCCCTGAGTAACCTTCGGATTGTCCACCGTTCTGTCAACAGGGCTAAACACTGAGGTAATAGACATGTCTAAGGGACAAGCTCCTGTGGTTGAGCTCAATTCTTCGCTGAGCGCACGCAACAAGACGAAGACTTCCGCTGCTCAGAACCCTAAGGTTAGCAGCAGCAACGCTAGAGTCGGCGGTACGAGCAACTCACTCGCTAGCGGCAATATGCCGAAGCCGCTGATGAACCCGAACAAGCTGAAGATCGGGAAGAAGAAGAAGATGCGAGGCCGTTAATGGCGTTCATCCAGACGGGTACGAATCCGAAGACGGGGGAGCCTGAGGGGTACTACAGGACGAGCAAGGATCAGTACCCGTCTAACAAGAAGAAGAAGATGGCGATCAAGACCGACATCTTCAAGATCAAGAAGAAGGGTGGTAAGTGACATGGCAGCAGGAGATACGCTGAGTGGTTCGACTAATGTGTCGATCTACAGGCCGAACCGCTTTGAGGACATTGGCGACACCCGCCCTCCGACTCAATCCCCGGGCGTGTTCGACTTCGGTAGCCGACTTCACACTGACCAGTACCCAGATCAGGGGCTGACCCAGAACTTCGCAGCGATGCTCTTGGGCATCGCCCTCAGGATCCTTCACCCAGACATGACTCGTCGAGAGGAGATGATGATGTATGGACAGAAGCCCGCCCCCGGCGTCTCCGAAGAGAACCTCCGAAGTCCTAACGTCTCCCCTCTCGCAATCCGACGAGTGGGCTGACTTCCCCGTCGCGCTGTACGTCGGTGGCGTCAGGATCGACGTAGAGCGGTCTAGGATCGCTTCAGAGACGTTCGGAGAGTTCAAGTACTACCCGAGGCCGTCCATAGTCGTCGATGAGCTCCTAGAGCCTTCTAGCGCGTGGATGACGATGTTCCACGAACTGCTCCATGCAGTGTCGGAGATGTACGGCCTAGAGCTTGACGAGGGGCAGATCAGGACTCTTGAGGTCGCGATCTCGGACGCATTTCGGTCGAACCCGAAGTTGCGACTATTTGGGGAAAAAATCTGAGAAGGGTTTGATTGATTGACACGCGCCGAAACCCCCCTTGGGGGGCCGTTAGGTGCTTGTTAGGGTATGACCGCGGTTATCGGCCCCCGGGATGCCCGTAGGTTATCGGACGGTAGGCTATCGGACTCCGATGGGGAGCCTAGGTTATCGGAAGGGACGCGCGGGGGACGGGGGCAGCATGGGCAACGTCCGGATAACTGGGGATACGGTCGAGCGTGTTTCCGCTTGCCCGTTTATTATCGACCACACTAGATCTAGTGGTACTGTAGGATCCGGGATACTACTAATGGTAGACCGCCTAGGATGCCCGCTGCGGGCTTCCGGCGACGATTCCGGCCCGTAGCCCGTCCGAAGTCCGGGCGCGTCTAATGCCATCCTAGGCCCCCTAGCGGCGAAGTGTCCCGATAACGGGAAAGTGGGTTTAATTGAGTAAACTTCGCTTTAATCGGTTGACGGGCGGCCCGGATTAGTTTAGTATTCCCGTGTCGCCCGATCCCGAACGCCCGGACGGTTCCCGATGGGAACGCGGGACGCGAAGGACGGGACGACGAGAGTAGGAAACCGCAATGACGAAGTCCGCAACGAAGTCCGCCAAGTCCGCCCGCACCACGTTCGCCGATAGCCTTGCCGCGCTCCCGATGGAAGGATTCGCCAAGTCCGTCCGGGATTCATGGGCATCGGGAAGTGCTGCCATCCGCGCCGTGTCCGTTGCCATGTTCGCCGCGACGATTCGCAAGGATGTCCGCAGTTACGCGGGCGACTCCGGCAAGGGGGCATTCGCGTGGTTCATCGACGAATGTGCCGGGAACGTTTCGAAGGGCCGATTCTCGCAGTACGTCACGTTCGGACGTTGGATCGATGCTGCGGAGCGCATCGGGAAGCCGGGACTCGTCGCATCGGAATACGATGCCCGCGCTCTACAGTCCGCCTACGGGAAGTCCGAAGCCGAAACGGAGTCCGGCTATCTCTCCGGCATGTCCCGCGCCGATGTCGATACGCTCGTCGAATCGGCGGTCAAGTCCGGCAAGTCCGGCAAGTCCGCGAAGGATTCGGACGGCGAATCGGACGATGCGCCGAAGTCCGGAAAGTCCGTTGTTATGACTGCGCGCGGGCTTGCGGACGCGATCGGCGACATGGTCGCGGCGGTGCTCACGCGCAAGGATTGCCGCGCCGAGGATCGCGAGATGCTCCGCGACGCGCTCCGCGCCGCCTCGGATCTCTGCGAGTAAGTTTACTCCGGTAAACTCCGCCCCTGCCCACGGTTCGCCGTGGGTGGGGGCTTTATTGTTTCCATGCCCGCCCTCGGTTCGCCCGGGGGTGGGCGTGATGACAGTGAATCATGGATCAGGGGCAGTCAGGGTCAGCGTCGAGTCAGCTCGTGATGACAGCGGGCGGCGTTTCGTCAGTCTGCAATCGACTTGACAGGATGGCCAATTTAGAATACAATTCACTCACGGTCGAGGAGCGTCCTCGGCTCAGCAGAAAGGCAGTTTACAGGAGTAAACACATGTGCGAATTCATTGGTGCGGCTCTCGCTATCGGGTTCATGTTCTTCATGGTGTGGTGCATTGAAGAGAACAAGAACCTCAACTAACCCCAGTTTACAGGAGTAAACCGATGTATTCCGACATCTACGGATACGACAACCTCGCAGTCTCCGGTCACTGGGGGACGATCGACAGTGTGCAGACGGTCGCTACTGGGATCATCTTCGTCACGACGCCCGGACACGGCGGCTACATTCTCAACAAGGATCGGTACGCCGAGATGCACCCGACGCTGCGCGAAGCGTCGTTCTCGAACGATCAGTGCTTCGAGGAGGACTGCTCGTGGTGTGCAGTCTGCTTGATGTGGCCGGAGTATTTCCCGGCGGCTGCGATCAAGGCTGCGGAGCAGACTTGGAAGTCAGTCTACGAGGCTCGGCTCGGATCTCTCTCGTCGATCTTCCCGGATCGGTTCTAACCCCAGTTTACAGGAGTAAACACATGGCTACTTGCATCGGAGACTGCATCGTCCGTTTCACGCGGACGGATCTTGAAGTGGAGAACGGCTTCACTTCGCCCGAAGAGTTCGCAGACGCGATCGCCCGTGACCTACAGATGGCTGTGAGCCGTCAGGTCACGCAGTGGCGGAACCATCCGCAGTACGGTGACACGAATATCGTCGTGTGGTTGGACGATGTCACGGAGTCCGAAGACGACGGGTGGGAGGATCAGGAGTTTGAAGCGATCATCCAAGTGATGATCCAGTACCCTAACGGGGTCGATGTCGTCCCGATCGTCGCTGCGGCGGTCGAGGAGATCACTGGTTGTCAGCTCCGGAATGATCCGGGCGATCCTGAAGTCGGCTCGGACGGCTTCGGTGACTTTGAGCCTTAACGAACCTTTCTGCGCCTTCGGCTATCGGGACACCGTAGCCGGAGGTTTCAATAGCCTTGACAGGACAGCCCGTTTAGGCTATGATTCTTGGAGCGTCGAGGAGCGTCCTCGGCCTGAAAGTAGGAACAGTTTACAGGAGTAAACCGATGGCAACGATTAGCGCACTGTTGATTCCCGCCGACCCGAAGATCCCGATCAGCAAGATCGACTTGCAACTGGAGTTCTTCTCCGAGACGGAGTGGTCGGCCCTTTCGGCGATGTACCCGCATATCTCCGATCGCTGCAACTGCGTAGAGCGTGTTCAAGTCGGCCCGAAGAGGCCGACGCCCGGTGCGGAGTACATGTTTCTCTGGGTGGACGAATGCGGGCGTATGTACGACGATGCGGTGATCAATCGCCGAGCGTCGGAACTGTACGACTACGAGCTGTTCGGCAACGCGATCCTTTGTGCGGACGCGGGCGGTAACAGCATCAGCCTCCCGGAGCACATGAGCACGGAGGAGTTCATCAAGGATCTTGATGCCCGCCTCTCGTCGCCCCGGCACGGCGTGTTCGTCTACAACCCGGCAGTCGATCGTTTCGTTGACTAACAAGTTTACAGGAGTAAACCGATGAACATCGAAGAACTACAGCGTCTGCTCATCCTCCGGGGTCGGTTCTCTCCGGAGACGATCGTCTACTGGCTTCAGTGGTTCGATTACCGTGAGTCGATTCCGCCTTCTGTGGAGGCGGCGGAGGCTTGGATGTCCGACATGGAGGATCAGCTCGGAGACTGCGTTGCAGAATGCTCCGTCCTCGCATCGTGGCACAAGGAAGACTGACCCGTTTACAGGAGTAAACTAATGGGACTTGATCAATACGCTTTTACCGTCCCCGATCATGGGGCAATGCCCGACACGGACTTCAGCCCGAAGTACCCCGCGGACGCAGACGATCCGTGCATTCGCCTGATGTACTGGCGTAAGCACCCGGATCTCCACGGTTGGATGGAGCGGCTGTATCGCTCTCGTGGGGGCAGCAAGGAGCAGTTCAACTGCGCGACTGTTCGTCTCCGTAGGGAGGATCTCGACGCGCTCCGAGAGGACGTCTATGAGAACAGGCTCCCGGCGACGCAGGGCTTCTTCTTCGGCACGAGCGACCCTAGTCGTAACTCGGAGACGCTGCAATTCATCGACCGGGCAATGTCGGCGTTGGACAGCGGCTTCGCCGTGTACTACGACTCTTGGTGGTAGTTTACCGGAGTAAACCAATCGCACCTACTTTCCCCTCGGCTGACTTCGGTCAGTCGGGGGTTTTTTATTTGCTTCGGACGGCGCGTGATGACAGCGGATCGAATCCGCTACAGATGTAAGAAACTGTAGCACCTTTTTCTTACAGGTAATCGACTTGACAGGACGGCCCTTTTATCGTATAATTCATTCACGGTCGAGGAGCGTCCTCAGCCGACCACAGTTTACAGGAGTAAACCAATGTCTGACGTCAGCCCCGTTAACGAGGCTACGGTCGATACTGACCGTGAGCCCCAGTTCATCGACATCACCCCAACGTGGACAGAAGTCGTCCCGCTGCTCGTCGCAGGACTTCAGCAGCACCGCTCCAGTTACTCGGCGATGGTTGCCGAGCTGTACACGATGGCTGCTCTCGCTGACGCAGCGAACAAGTGGCTACCTCGGCTCATCGCGCAGGGCGACGTCCTCGCCGCAGGGGCGAAGGTTGCGGCCCATCGTCACTGGGTGTCCGTCCGTTCGGAGTACGAGGACGACCGGATCGCGATGTCGAAGCGTCTCAAGTCCGCAGCCAAGGAAGGGAAGTAATCATGCTTCGACGGTTCTTTGACGCAACGACGCTCGTGTACGCAGTCGCTGTAGCCCTAATTGCTATTGCCCTAGGTATCGCGTACTTCACGTTCAACGACGACTGAGTTTACAGGAGTAAACCGATGCAACTCACAGTGCTAAAGGAAAACCCGGCAGACATCCGCTATGTCGAGTCGATCGACGCCGCGCTAGCTGTTATGCCGGAGAACCCGACATGGGATCATCTCGACGCCTTGACCGGGGGCTTGTCGTCTCCGTCCAAGATGCCGTGCCACTCGTGGTCGATCAGCGCGAAGATCTGCCGGACGGGCTCGAAGCTCCGGAAGGTAAAAGGCAGCGTGTGCAGCAACTGCTACGCGCTCAAGGGTCGATACGTCTTCGCTAACGTCGAGAAGGCGCACGAGCGTCGGCTCTCGAAGCTGCGCGAAGATCCGTACATGTGGGCAGCAGCGATCGTGAAGTCGATTCGCAAGACCCGCAATCGCTACTTCAGGTGGCACGACTCCGGTGATTTACTCGGAGTAAACCATCTGCGCCTGATCATCCTGATCGCCCGTGCGATGCCTGATGTACGGTTCTGGCTCCCGACTCGCGAGGTGTCGTATGTCAACGCGATCCGCAATGACATACCGAGCAACCTCGTCGTTCGCGTCAGTGCGCCGATGGTTGGCACGGCGATCAGCGGTCTAGTCGGTAAGCACACTTCGTCAGTCGGTGCTGACGTCGGCTTCTCGTGCGTTGCGTACACGCAGGATGGCAAGTGCGGGGACTGTCGTGCGTGTTGGTCGTCCGACGTGATGAACGTTGATTACCCATTGCACTAACGGTAAACTTCAATCATGCACAAGTCGAGCACGGCTATCGTTTCTGATTGCATCAGTCGTATCGTCCGTCTTGCAACGACGCCCGGTCTTCTGCACAAGACACCGCCGTTCATCAAGACGATTCGATCTCATCCCCAGTATTGGCTTACGCCAGAGGAGGACTCGTACCTAGATCGCGTCTATGACATGAATCGTCGCCTTCAAGCGATGAAGGGCAAACGTAAATGACTTGACAGAGCAGTCCGATTGTGTTACTATTCACTCATCGCCAAGGGAACGTCCCGAGGCAAACCTCACAGCGGTTTACTCAAGTAAACCAACTCACAGGAGAACGAAATGCCGCTTAATCTCAACAACGTCAGCATCACGATCCCGTCCGATGTCGTCACGCAGCTCAAGCAAGTCTTCCTGCCAACGGACGACGAGCGAGTGAAGTTCGCCGAAGCGACCGATCCGAAGGCAGTCGCGCAGGAGCTGATCGACACGCACGGCAGTCCGCTCGTCAACAGCATCATCGACGTCGGCGGTACGAGTTTCGCCGCCCTCGTCGCGGAGCAGATCGAACTGGACACGCAGGAAATCGCCGAGCGCGTCGATCTGTCCGAGATCGCGTCCAACATCGACACGAGCTCGCTCGTCAGTGACATCGCACGGGAGATCGACATGTCCGATCTTGCGGACGAGCTCTCGCACAAGTTCGACGCATCTGAGATCGCGGAGCAGTTCAGCGACCAAGAGATCGCCCGTGAGCTCGACGTTTCCGCGATCGCTTATGAGCTCGACATCGAGGAGGTCGCCCGTCACGTTGACGTCGATGACGAGGCTGTCGCCAAGGAGTTCGTTAGGTTCCTGACTAACAACCCGGACGGAATGCGTCACTTCATGGACGCCTTCTGCCGCGCCTACGTCAGCATGACTACTTCCAACAACGCCTGAGTTTACCCAAGTAACCTACTTAGTGGGGCGCGCATACTATAAACGCGCAGGAGATTCCAATGATGATTCGCTCGACTCGTACCCCTGTCCGTCCCGCAACCTACACGAACCGGAAGTGGGGGGAGGCTTACGCTAACCTCGACCAGATCCGCAGGATCCCGCTGCCGGAGCGCACGGAGTCCTACGTCCCCGTCCCGCAGGACACGCTGTTCACGATGTGGGCAGACGCGATGCAGCAAGCGGGCTTCACGATGTCCGACGCCGTTCACTGGACGAACGGTGCTCAGTTCGTCAGCATCGTCGGCATCGACCGTGATGACCTGAAGTTTAATGGAGTAAACAGCGGGTTCCACTTCACGGCGGGCATTATGAACTCGTACAACAAGTCCCGCGCAGTGAGCACGGGCATCGGTACGGAAGTGTTCATCTGCACGAACGGCATGTTTAGCGCGGAGGTCAAGCTCAAGACGCGCCACACGCTCAACGTGTTCGAGCGTCTGGACGAGTTCGTTAGCCACTCCGTGCTCACGACTAACCGCCGTGCGTGGGCGATCCGCGACATGTTCGAGGAGTACTCGCAGCGCGAGGTGGACATGAACGACGATCGCGTGATCGACCACGTTCTCGTCGAGGCTGCGCGTCAGGAGATCATCCCGGGCTCCGGCATCATGGAGGTCTACAAGCACTGGAAGACCCCCGAGCATGTCGAGTTCAAGGAGCGCACCCTGTGGTCGCTGTACAACGCATTCACTTCGTACAACCGCGGTCGCTCTCTGTTCGCTTCCGCCGATCGCTACGGACGTCTGCACATGCTGTTCCGCAAGGAGTTCGATCTGGAGAACGAGACTCCTGAGCAGCTTGCAGCTGTTCTCTGATTTCAACGGGGCCGGGTTCAGTTATACTGAACTCGGTTTCCTCCTGTGAGCGGCCCTTGCCATACTTCGGTATGGCGAGGGCTTTTCTTTTGTTTACTCGGGTAAACCGTATAATCGGTTAAACGGAGGATCTATGGATCAGCGCAAAGTCAATGACGAGATGGAGGCTCTAGGAAAGAGCCGCTACTGGAACCGCGTCAACAAGGCTAAGGAACTCGGCCTTGAAAGCACGACGGACGTCGGGCAGTATCTGCTCAGCCAGTGTGTCGGCAAGCTTGAGCAGTCGATCTCTCAGTGGATCCTCAACGCCGAGAAGAAGCCCGGTCGTCGCCATCGGGCATACGAGTACATCACGCAGCTCCCCCCGGCGATGATAGCGGCGATCACGGCTCAGGCCGTGTTGGACTGCATCAGCCAGAATCGGAAGATCGTCAGCACGGCTACGCAAGTCGCTCGGCTGCTTCAGGACGAAGTCCAGTTCCGGTTCATCAAGGACGAGCATCCGCCTCTCTGGGCAGCTGCGAACCGCGTCCTGAGCAGCGGTGCTAGCTACAACCGCAAGTCGAAGTTCCTGAAGAACTCCGCTCGTTCCGTAGGCGTCATTCCTCCGGCGTGGGACAAGAAGGACATGGTTCAGGTCGGCCTCGTCTGCATTGAGCTGATGCGGGAATCGACGGGGATCATCGACATCATCACGCGGACGAACATTCTCGGTAAGTCCGTGACTCTCGTCAGGCCGACTGACGACTTGATGCACTGGCTCAAGAACGCTCACAAGTCGGGCGAGATCCTGAAGCCCGTCTATCTGCCGATGGTCGAGCCGCCGATTGATTGGAAGCAGCCCGTCAACGGGGGCTACGGCAAGATCTTCCATCGCAATCGCCCGCTCATCAAGCACCGCTCGAAGACGTACATGGCGACCCTCGACTCTGTCGGGATGCCGAACGTCTACAGCGCACTGAACGCTTTGCAGCGGACGGCGTACAGGATCAATCAGCCGATCCTTGATGTCATTGGTCACTGTTGGGAGCACGGCATCGAAGTCGAGGGGATGCCAACTAACGGCGACGTCCTGCTTCCTACGAAGCCTCTGGACATCGACACGAATCTCGAAGCTCGTCGTCAGTGGCGTAAGGACGCGGCTCGTGCTCACTTTGAGAACGAGCGGCTTCAGTCGAAGCGTCTTCAGATCTCGAAGATCCTGTACCTCGCTGAGAAGTTCAAGAGCACTCGGATCTGGTATCCGCGTCAGCTCGACTTCCGTGGCCGTGAGTACCCGATTCCGTACTACTTGCAGCCGCAGGGGCCGGACATCTCGAAGAGCTTGCTCGTGTTCGATCAGGGCAAGCCGATCCGTGATGACAGCGATGCGGCGTGGCTTGCGATCCACGTCGCGAACACGTTCGGTCAGGACAAGCTGTCGTTCGCTGAGCGCATCAAGTGGGTCAGCGACAACGACGAGCTGATCCGTGCGATCGGTGAGCACCCGCTCGACGTCAAGACTTGGCGCAGTGCAGACAAGCCGCTTCAGTTCCTCGCTGCTTGCATGGAGTGGGGGCAGTTCCGAAAGGTCGGCTACGGGTACGAGAGTCATCTCCCGGTGTCGATGGACGCTACGACTCAGGGGTTGCAGATCTACAGCCTCCTGCTTCGTGATCCTGTCGGCGGCATGGCGACGAACTGCTTGCCCCGCGACACACCGAACGACATCTACGGTCAGGTTGCGGAAGTTGTCAAGCGCAAGCTTGCAGAGTCCACGGATCCATACGCTTCCAAGTGGCTTGCGTTCGGCATCGACCGAAAGACTACGAAGCGGCAGACGATGACTCTGCCCTACGGAAGCACGTTCTACAGCTGCCGTAGCTACACGACGGAGTGGTTCTACGAGCAGATCAAGAAGAATGGGAAGTCGAATCCGTTTCACGATGAGACGTACAAGCCTTGTGCATTCTTGGCTACGGTGATCTGGGAGTCTATCGGGGAAGTCGTCAAGTCGGCTAGGGTCTGCATGGAGTGGCTTCAGGAAATCGCGGACATCTGCATGGACAACAAGGTTGCTCCGATGTGGTGGACTCCGAACGGCTTCTTGATCGACATGCGCTACGAGCAGACTGACGCAATCAACGTGAAGACGGCGATCGGACGGAAGATTCGACAGCATCAGCTTCGGGTTGCTAACGGCAAGCTTGATCAGCGGAAGACGAAGAATGCGATCGCACCTAACTTCGTTCACGGGCTCGACGGACTCGGAGGTCTACTTGGGTTTACTGTGAACATGGCTATTGCGAATGATGTCACTTCTATTCGACCGACCCATGATGAGATCGCAGTCCTAGCCGCAGACGCCGGAATGATGTCTTCATGCGTCCGACAGGCGACTGTGAACATGTTTTCTTCAGAAATTTTGGAAAATTTCGCCTCCGAGATCTCGACATTGCTGCCGAAGTCTGTAGACTTGCCCCCTGTTCCATCTAAGGGAACCTTGGATATCCAAGATGTACTTAAGAGTGACTACTACTTCTCTTAAGCATCTGAAGGTTTACTGAGGTAAACTCCTTAAAGGAAAAGAAAGTGTAGTGTGTACTACACTTAGGAAACGCTAGACACTTAGGAGAAACCAATGTCTGACAAGAAGAAGTACGTTCGTGGTACGACCCCGAAGGGGACTGCGGCTTGGCCGCGTCTGTCGAAGCCTGACTGCACGTTCGATCCGAACGGCATGTACAGCGTCAACCTCCGTCTTCCGATGGGTGACGCGAAGTCGCTGATGACTCAGATCGACAATGCCCACAAGGCTCAGGTCGCTGAAGTCGTCAAGGAGCTGAAGTCGAAGGGCAAGCCGCCGAAGGTCAAGGAAGCGGACATGCCGTACAAGCCTGTTCTCGACGAGGATGGAAACGAGACGGGCGAGGTCGAGTTCAAGTTCAAGCTGAAGGCGATGGCCGGATCGAAGGACAAGCAGTGGGCTCAGAAGCCGCGCCTGTTCGACTCGAAGGGCAAGCCGATGAGCGAGAGCATCAACGTCGGCTCCGGCTCGACGATCCGTGTCGGCTACGAGCTCTTCCCGTACTACGTCCCCTCGGTCGGCTCTGGCGTCAGCCTTCGCGTCCTCGCGGTTCAAGTTCTTGATCTCGTCGAGTTCAGCGGTGGCGGCTTCAAGGACTTCGGCTTTAACGAGGAGGACGGCTTCGAGGCGGCTGAGCAGCCCGCTGCTACGTCCGACACGGGCGACGAAGACTCTGACGAAGCTTCGGCGTTCTGATGGCTCAGTTCCTCCTGACCGTTCCTCTAGTTCCTGTCCCGGCCTCACGGCCTCGGTTTAGCCGCTTTGGCAAGCCGTACTACGGGAAGAACTACACGGCGTTCAGGAAGGAAGCTACTCGCTACTTGGAGTCTGAGTTGTTCAAAGATGCCCTTGAACAATCTGGTATCAGATTTCCGCTGCTTGGGGGTCTTCGGCTGACTGCGGTATACATCGTGGAGAAGCCGAAGACTTCCAAGCGGGAGTGGCCTGTAGGTGACGTAGACAACTACTTGAAGACTCTCGACGTCTTCAACGGAATTCTGTGGCACGACGATGATCAGATCACAGTGATGGAAGGTCGCAAGACATGGGGCTCACCCCAGATCCACCTTGCGATTGAGTACGATGAAGAAAAGCAAGTTCGTTCGACACGAGCCGTGTCCAAGATGCGGTTCAAAAGACAACCTGTCAAGGTTCGATGACGGACATGCGTGGTGCTTCGGATGCAAGCACTACGAGGCAGGGGACGGCGAAGTACAACCAGAAAAGAAGGAAACCAAAGTGAAGTCTCTCATTGACTACGAGATCTCTGCGCTGTCGAAGCGCGATATCAACGAAGACACTTGCCGCAAGTGGCGGTACGGCATCGGCAAGTACAACGGCATTCCGGTTCAGGTCGCGAACTACTGCGACGAGTCCGGCTCTGTCGTTGCACAGAAGCTCCGGATGCCGAACAAGAGCTTCGTGATCGTCGGCGAAAGCGAGAAGATCGGGCTGTACGGTCAGCATCTGTGGCGGGACGGCGGCAAGATGGTGACGATCACGGAGGGAGAGATCGACGCCCTGACCGTGTCGCAGCTGTTCCAGAACAAGTGGCCTGTCGTGTCGATCCCGCACGGCGCACAGAGCGCGGCGAAGCACCTCGCGAAGAGCCTTGATTGGCTTGAGAAGTTCGAGACGATCGTCCTCTGCTTCGACAACGACGAGGCGGGTCAGAAGGCTGCTCAGGAGTGTGCTCTGCTGTTTACTCCGGGTAAAGCGAAGATCGTCACCGGACTCCCGGGCAAGGATCCGAACGAGTGCTACGTCAACGGCAAGGGCAAGGAAGTCGTCGATGCGATCTGGGCGGCGAAGGTATTCCGCCCTGATGGGGTCATTCCCGGCGAGGAGTTGTGGCCGCTCATCTCTACGGACGAGAACGTCCCGACGATCATGTATCCGTGGGACGGCTTGAATACGAAGCTGATGGGCATCCGCTCCGGAGAGCTCGTGACGATCACTTCAGGCTCCGGCATCGGTAAGAGTTCGTTCTGCCGTGAGCTTGCGTACTGGCTGATGGGCAAGGGCGCGAAGATCGGCTACATCGCCCTAGAGGAGAACGTCCGAAGGACGGGCGAAAACCTCATGGCCTTGCACATGAACATCCCCCGGTTCGAATGGCAGAACCGCGGTGTGTCTATGGATCAGAAGCGGGAGGCGTTTGACGCTACTCTCGGTAAGGGCCAGATCGTCCTGTACGACCACTGGGGATCCTGCGACTCCGACAACCTCATCTCTCAGATCCGCTACATGGCGAAGGGGATGGGCTGTACGCATATCTTCTTGGATCACTTGAGCATCGTCGTGTCCGGTCTGGACGAGGGCGACGAGCGGCGGATCATCGACAACGCGATGACGAAGCTTCGGTCACTCGTGGAGGAGACGAGCGTTGCGATGTTCGTCGTGTCTCACTTGAAGCGACCGTCTGGGCAGGGCCACGAAGAAGGGGCTCAGACGAGCCTCAGTCAGCTTCGTGGCTCCCACGCGATCGCGCAGCTGTCCGACTGCTGCATCGGTCTGGAGCGCAATCAGCAGGATCCGAACAACGCCCACATTACGTCCGTGCGCGTTTTGAAGAACAGATGGTGCGGAGACAACGGCCTCTGCACGAATCTGGAGTACGATCGCACTACTGGTCGGATGTTCGAGATCTCCATGCCAGATGTCCCCGACATCAACATTGAGATTGAGGTGGAATCTTGATTACTTGGACGGGCTGTGATTCTGCGATCGTCGGCGTCATCTCTCGTTGCGGTATGCCGAGCGTCGTGTGCTATGAGTTTGACAAGCTCGTCGAGCACTTCATCAGCACTGGCATGAACGAGGATGAGGCGTTAGAATGGATCGATTACAACATCCTCGGCGCGTATGTCGGGGAAGAAACACCGATGCTCCTCTACAGGGGGGACATCCTTACTTGCGAGGAAATGCTCAATGGCTAGTCACGACGTCAGCGAAGATTGGGTTTCGTACAACGTGCCGATGGGTAACTGCGAGATCACGGAGGAGTTCGTTGAGGAAGGCAAGCTGTACTTCGAGATCGAACTGGATGAGCAGCACATCTCCATGCTCATCTTCCGAACGAAGGATGCCTCCGGTATCCGCAGTGCGGGCGAGGATAACATGCTCATGTCCATTCCGCTTGATCCGGAGATGATGATGCGTCTCATCAAGATTCATCGTGCGATGGGCGGATGGAGCACGGGGATCAGCGATGAGCTCTGATTCAGTCCGTATCCCGGAAGGCGTAATAGTCGTGAAGGACATCGTGGATCGGCTTTGGATCTGCCCGCATTTCATCACGGGGGATCGATTCGGATACCCAGTGACGATGCCAAACGAGATGACGAAGCGGAATCAAGAGGAACGAATTGAAGCGGCTAAAGAAATCACCCGACTCCGAACTGAAGTGCTTGGAAACAAGCAAAGGATTCAGGATCAGGACGCGATTATGGCCGAACTGTGGGAGCGGATTCACTCCCTCACCGCCGAGCGCGACGAGGCGAGGCGAGAACTTGAGCGGCTCTACGATGAAAAGTTCAAGGGCAACGGTGCGTTGGACTTGCTTGCAGATCTAGACGAGGAGTGTGGCCTGTGAACGTCGAACTAATCGAAAAGATGGGCAACGACCACTCGGTCGTCAACGCCGCCCGCGTCTCCTTCGCAAACATCGCGTCTAACTACACGGACGAGAAGAACGCCCGACTCATCTACTATTTGGCCCGACACGGCCACTGGTCACCCTTTGCCCATGCCTTCCTCTCCTTTCGCATCAAAGCTCCGATCTTTGTCGCCCGTCAACTTGCGAAGCATCAGGTTGGGCTGTCGTGGAACGAGGTCAGCCGTCGTTACGTCAGCGTCGAGCCTGAGGTCTGGATCCCGGATGCCTTCCGAAAGTCCGCAGACAACGTCAAGCAAGGAAGCTCCGAAGCGTTCGTGGAGAACGATCGGGTTGTTCAGGATTATCGGTATGCGGTCGCCCTCGCCCTCCGCACCTACAACACGCTCCTCAGTGAAGGCGCGTGTGCTGAAATGGCTCGTGCTGTGCTTCCTCAGGGGATGATGACGGAGTGGGTCTGGAGCGGTTCGCTGTACGCATTCCACAGGGTTGTCGAACAGCGCACGACCGAGTATGCTCAGCGGGAGACGAAGGAAATCGCCACGCAGATTTCACAGGTCTGCATGGAGCAGTTCCCGATTTGTTGGGCCGCGCTACACATGAGCTGAGCACATAGGAGGAAACTATGCTTGTTGAGAATCTTGGTGATGTTGCATACTTCGACATCGAAACGAACATGGGCAGGGACTGGCTGTTCCTGAGCGACTTCACGAAGCTGCACTGCATTGCAATTTCGATGAACGGCGAGACGCCCGTTGGCTACGGGGAAAAAGATCTCGACAAGGCTCTTGATGTCCTGTCCAAAGCTGACACGGTGATCGGTCACAACATCCTGCGGTTCGATCTTCGCGTCCTGTCGAAGTTCGGCTTCAAGCCGAAGGCGGCTCTGGACACGCTGATCTGCTCCCGATTGATCTGGCCTGAGATCATCGCTGAAGATCTTCGGCGGGCGCACTTCCCGAAGGAGATGTACGGAAGCCACAGCCTGAAGGCTTGGGGCCACAGGCTCGGTGTTCTTAAGGGGGACTTCAGCGAGAAGGGGAACTTCGACGTCTTCTCTGAGGAGATGTTGGAGTACTGCCGCAACGACGTCACCGTCACTCGACACCTCCATGATGCGATCGTCCGTGAGGACTTCTCTCACAACTCTTTCGAACTAGAGCACGATTTCGCCCGGGTAATCATTGAGCAGGAGAAGAACGGGTTCACGTTCGACTCCGCCTCGGCGCACGGGCTGATGTCCACACTGACTGCCCGCAAGCTTGAGATTGAGGGTCATCTCAAGACGATGTTCCCTGCTCGTATCGTGCAGCTGAAGACGAAGCAGAAGATCATCCCGTTCAACCCGGCTAGCCGAGTACATATCGCGGATGGCCTGATTGAGAAGTACGGATGGAAGCCCGACAAGTTCACGGATGGCGGTCGGCCCCAGATCGACGAAGTAGTCCTCAGCAAGCTCGAATACCCTGAGGCGAAGCTTCTGTCGGAGTATCTGCTCGTGGACAAGCGTCTCGGGCAGATTGCTAACGGAGACAATGCGTGGATCAAGTTGGAAATCAATGGCAAGATCCACGGCAGGGTCAACACGAACGGTACGGTCACGGGCCGCTGTTCTCACTCCAACCCGAACATGGCTCAATGCCCCCGGGTAGGGAGCCCATACGGCAAAGAATGCCGTAGCCTGTTTACGGCCTCCCCTAACAGGGTCTTGGTCGGCGTGGACGCTTCCGGCCTTGAGCTGCGCTGCCTAGCGCACTTCATGGCGCAGTACGACGACGGCCAATACGCTAAGATCGTCTGCGAGGGGGACGTCCACACGGAGAATCAGAAGGCTGCGGGTCTGGAGACTCGCAACCAAGCGAAGACGTTCATCTACGCGCTGATCTATGGCGCAGGAAACGCTAAGCTCGGCTCGGTGGTTGGTGGAGGGCCGAAGCGCGGCGCAAAGCTGAAGAATGACTTCTTCAAGCGGTTTCCTGCGATTAGGCTGCTCAAGGATCGGATCGACCTGATCCTTCAGCGGCGTTCTTACTTGATCGGACTTGACGGCAGGAAGCTGCATATCCGATCCAAGCACCTCGCACTGAATACTTTGCTTCAGTCTGCGGGTGCTCTATTGGTGAAGAAGGCGACGATTATTGCTGCGGAGGAGTTTACTCGGCGTAAACTAGACGTCCGACAAGTCGCCCACGTTCACGACGAAATCCAGTACGATTGTGCCAAGGAGGTGGCCGATGAGGTTGGTGACATTGCGGTCAACGCAATCAAAGAAGCAGGGAAGCACTTCGGATTCCGTTGCCCACTCTCCGGAGAGTACAAGGTTGGACGGAACTGGGCCGAAACCCATTGACTTGGCATACGCGGCGGGATACATCGATGGGGAGGGCTGCTTCAGGTGGGGCAGCTCTCCCCGAGTATCCGTCAAAACAACGTATCCACACATCCTCAAGTGGCTACAGCACACGTTCGGAGGAACGGTCAGCCGATCAACGATCGGAGATGGAACGTCCCGCTCCGCCTTCGAGTGGAACATTTATGGCAAAGGCGCAATCGCCGTGTGCGGGCTTCTGTTACCATATCTGAAGGAAAAGCGCGAACAAGCGTCGATCCTAATGCAGATCATGGAGTTCCCCCCGAACAGTGAAGCCCGCCGACGACGCATTGAGTCGCTCGGCAAGATGAAGAGGATTGATTATGGAGTCTGACAGCCCATCGCCTATCGAATACTTCAGCACTAAGGATCTTCTCAAGGAAGTCCAGAAGCGATTCGATGATGTCCTGTTCGTCGGGTACATGAACAAGACGACTGACAACGATCACTACACGTTCTTCTTCAAGGGTTCATGTCACGGAGTCGCAGGACTCGCGGACATGGTCAAGCGTGTCATGGAGGACACTAATGAGCACACTCATTCTGATTGATGGCGACATTCTGCTGTATCAAATCTGCGCCGCAGCAGAGCAACCGTTCTACTGGGGGGATGACCTCTGGACGCTTCACGCCGATGAGCGCGAAGTCCGTGAGCGGATCGACAACGAGATGACTTCGCTCAAGGACGAGCTGAAGGCTGACAAGGCGATCATCGCTCTAAGCGGAGAGACGAACTGGCGCAAGATCGTCCTCCCGAGCTACAAGGCGAACCGAAAGGGTACGCGCAAGCCTGTCGTCTACAAGGCGGCTAAGGAGTACGTCCGTAGCGTCTACAGCGTTGCGGAGTACCCGAACCTCGAAGCTGATGATGTCCTCGGCATCTACGCTACCGACAAGAAGATCAAGGGTAAGAAGATCATCGTGTCAGCCGACAAGGATCTGAAGACGATCCCCGGCTTCCTGTACAACCCGGAAAAGGCCGAGCTCGGCATTCAGGAGATCAGCAATGAACAAGCGGATTGGAATCACATGTACCAGACCCTCGTCGGCGACACTGCGGACGGGTACACAGGCTGTCCGGGGGTTGGGCCGAAGACTGCTGAAAAAGTTCTTGGCCCCGTTCGTGGGGGGAACCTCTGGGAAGCTGTTGCCGCCGCCTATTCAGACGCCGGACTTGGTGAAGGCGAAGCACTCGTGCAAGCACGGGTCGCCCGCATTCTTCGTTGCGGGGAATACGACCCAGTTTCTACCCGAATTGACCTCTGGAGCCCCGATGAATCGCGATCAACTGCTGAATCTGCATCGTGAGATCTGCGGTCGTGCTTACGACCTGATGTGCCGCAAGAACGCCGATTACAGCGGCGGAAACAACGGCAGCAACCCGTTCCTGAACTTCACCCGCTGCGAAGCGATGGGCATTACGACGACTGAGCGAGGATTCCTCGTCCGGATGACGGACAAGATGAGCCGCCTGAGCACTTTCTGCGACACCGGGACATTCCAAGTCGCGGACGAAAAACTGGAAGACACGATTGAAGACGTCATCAACTACAGCATCCTCTTTCTCGCCTACGTCAAGTCAAAGAAGGCAGTCGGATCGGGGGCTCAGGCCGTGGCCGGAGGTCGCACGACTGTTCAACGAGAAGAATGGAACGAATATGACGCAGTACCTCGCTGCGGCGATCGGGAGTCAGGCACTGAATAAGCTTCGGCGAGTGCTTACGGACGGAGGAAAGGAAATAGATGACTATACGGAATCGCGATGAAGTTCCGGATGTGCCGAAAGCTCTACTTTCGGCTCTAGAAGCGGCAATTCCATCACGTTGTCCAGACATTTCCACCCCCGATCGCCAGATTTGGCACTACTCGGGGCAGCGATCTGTCGTGGAAATGCTTCGTTCATGGCACGACGCCCGTTATAACCCCGAACAAACAGAGGACTGACATGTGCTCTCGCCCTAAGGCTCCCCCGGCTCCTCCCCCGCCGCCGCAGCTCCCCCCTGCTCCCCCTCCGCCGGAGCCGAGCATCAAGATGATGTCTGAGGAGACGGGCCAGACGCGGGCAGGACGTCAGGCTGAGCCCGGTATGGGCGGAGTTGAGAACGTGTTCGCTTACCTCACTCAGCGGCGTGGTAAGCGCGCCCTCACGATTCCCCGGGCATAACAAATGATTCAAGGGACGGCTCAAAGTGAATACTCAAAGTTGGAGTCTCTCCGCAGTGCGTTCCTTGAACGCGCTCGGGACTGCTCCCGCTTGACGCTTCCGTCCCTTATTCCAGACGAAGGATCCACTACGGATAAGCGGTTTCCTACGCCGTTTCAGTCCGTAGGTGCTCGTGGGGTGAACAACCTTGCTAGCACTCTTCTGCTTTCACTCCTCCCACCTAATGCACCTTTCTTCAGGTTGCTTGTGGACGAAACTGCTCTTCGCAAGATGCAGTCGATGGATCCTCAAATCAAGGCCGAAGTCGAGAAGTCGATGAGTCAGCGTGAGCGGCTCGTCATGCGCGAGATCGAAGCTCAGGCGATCCGCGTAGCTACTTTCGAGGCGGTCAAGCACCTCATCGTCGGCGGCAACGTCGGCCTGTACTTCCCGGTTGACGGCGGTTCTATGCGGGTCATCCGCCTTGATCGCTACGTTGTCAAGCGGTGTCCTGAGGGTTGTGTCGATAAGGTGATCATCAAGGAGAGCATCTCTCCGTCGATGGTTCCCCCCGGCCTGAACCTTGAGAAGTCGAGCTTCGATCAGCCGTATCTCGACATGTACACCTGTATCCGTTCCATCGGGGACGGCAAGGTCGAGATCTTCCAAGAGGTCAAGGGGCAGATCATCCCCGACAGCTACAAGATCATCGAAAAGTCGAAGTCGCCGTTCATCGCCCTGCGGATGATCCGGGTCGATGGCGAGGACTATGGTCGCGGCTACGTCGAGCAGTACCTCGGTGACCTGAAGAGCCTTGAGGGGCTCATGCAAGTCATCGTCGAAGGCTCTGCGGCGATGGCGAAGATGCTGATCCTCGTCGCCCCGAACGGCACTACGCGGGCGGCTACGCTTGCGAAGGCTCCGAACGGCGCGATCCGCGAAGGCAACGCCGCCGACGTCTCCGTCCTTCAGGCGAACAAGGCGATGGACTTCTCCGTCGCTCAGCAGACCGTTAATACGATTACGGAACGGCTCTCCTACGCATTTATGCTTACGGAAGCCTCAATTCGTAATGCGGAGCGGGTTACTGCCGAAGAAATACGTTTGGTCACCCAGAGCATCGAACGTCAGCTCGGAGGTGTTTACAGCCTCCTGTCGCTCGAATTCCAGCTCCCCCTCGTCAACAAGATCATGGATCAGATGGAGCGCGGCAAGAAGCTGCCGAAGCTCCCGAAGAAGTTCGTCACCCCGACGATCATTACGGGCATTGACGCCCTTGGGCGTGGTAATGACCTTCAGCGGCTTGATCTGTACCTTCAGGGCATCGGCCAGATGGTCGGCCCGGAAGCCCTCAGCCAGACGATCAATATCCGGGAGTACATGAACCGCCGCGCTGCCGCCCTCGGCATCGATACGGAAGGTCTTGTGAAGACCGAAGAGCAGATCATGGCCGAGCGTCAGGCTGAGCTGCAACAGGAATACATGCAAATGATGGCATCTCCCGCTGCACAGGCGGGCTTGCAGACGTATCTTAGTCAGCAGGGCCAACTAGGTCAGCAGGGATAAACACACATGAGCGTTGATCGCATCGAAATCCGGAACGACACTGCAACTCGCATCCATGAGCCTTCCGCGCAGCCCGCTGCGGCGCAGGACATCGTTAATGGTCAGCCTCAGGCACAGCCTCAGGCGACCGGGGATCGTCCTGAATGGCTTCCTCCGAAGTTCCAGAACCCTGAAGAGCTTGCTCGGGCGTACTCGGAGCTTGAGTCTCGGTTTACTCAGGTAAACCAACAGAACTTCGGTGACAAGGCCGCTCAGGCGAACATCTCCGACGAAGAGATGCGCTCGTTTTCGAACGAGTTCATGCAGCTCGGGACGCTGAGTGACAAGAGCTTCAAGGATCTTGAAGCCCGCGGTATCCCGCGCTACGTCGTCGAAAGCTACATCGAAGGCCAGAAGGCTGTCGCTGAATCTCAGGTCGCTGCGATCTACAACAACGTCGGCGGTCAGGAACAGTATCAGCAGATGATTGAGTGGGCTGCTGACAACCTCCCCGACAACGAGATCGATGCGTTTAACGCGATGATTGATTCTGGTGATTCGTCGTCGATCACGTTTGCCGTCCGTGGCCTTCAGGCCCGTTTCTCGTCGGCTGCGGGTATGCCCCGGCTGATGCAGGGTGGCACGGCTGGCCCCGGCACGTCGCCCTTCCGTAGCCTCGCCGAAGTCACGGCTGCTATGCGTGATCCGAAGTACCGCGTCGATCCTGCGTACCGCAAGGACGTTGAGGCGCGGCTTGCGATCTCCAACGTCTTCTGATGCGTCTGTACCCATCGCTGCTAATTCTTGGTGGGTGCAGCGCATCACAGGAAATCGGATCTAAGGCAAATGCGATACGAACAGACGCGCAGCTCCTCATTGACCACGGAACGACGATTCAAGATCCGGTGGTCGTTGGGGCTGCTACTCGCATCGATGCTTCTGCTGCTAGCATCCACGTTCTACTTCCTCGCGTAGAAGACCAAGTTCCTGCTTGGCTGACTACGATGCAGTGGGGTTTGATTGCAGTCATCGCAGTAGCTGTTATCGTGTTCCTGTGGCAAACGGGACTAGGCAACGTAGTTCGAATCGCTATTGGGTGGATTCCTCGGAAAACCCAAATCGACGCGAACCTCGCCGCTGACGTCCTAGATGAGTCTCGTCCTGAGAGCGCACGGGAATACTTTGCAGCCCGACGTGCGGATCCTCTCTTTGATGCCGCCTTCAAGAAAGCGAAGGCGCGGGTTGCAAAGGAGAAACGATAATGGCTTCTTTCATCGGTTCAGTGTGGTTTGCCCTGCTCCTCGGCGTCTGTGGACTCTGCGTGGGCGTGTGGCTCTGCAAGAACAAGAAGATCTAAGTCCGAAGACAACTTCGGATCGACCTGTGCAAACAGGTCTATGAACTAATCGGATTCCTAGGGAACGAACGCTTCCTAGGAATCTGTCCTTTTTAGACGGCTAGTTTGGACTTGGCCCGGTGCGCCGGATAACTGAGATTGCTCCTCAACAGCCGACTAGGGGGACTCGTAATCAGCGTTCTGTCTACAACATTTTGAGGAGCAATCTCAAATGCCAAACACTTATCAAATTGGAGCCGATCCGTCTCGGCTTGGCCTTAATGCGGCCAACACTGGTCTGGGTAATAACGAACTGTTCCTGAAGCAGTTCGCGGGTGAGGTTCTCACTACGTTCGAAGAGTCGAACGTGATGATGCCTCTGCACATGGTTCGCACGATTTCGAGCGGCAAGTCTGCTACTTTCCCGGTCACTGGTGTCGCTACCGCGAAGTACCACACTCCGGGCGAGTCGATTACTGCGGAAGCGGGCTCGGTTCCGAGTCAGTCCGGCACGACTCCGTTCGCAGTCACCTTCCCTTCGACCTCAAAGTATCTGTCGAAGTTCGCCCACTCTGAGCGCATCATCAGCATCGATGACATGCTTCTCAGCGCGGCGTTCGTCGCCAACATCGACGAGGCGAAGAACCACTACGACGTTCGTAGCATCTACACCACCGAAATCGGTCGTCAGCTTGCTTACGTTGCGGACAAGAACCTGATCCGTACCGTCATCGCAGGTGCGACGCGCACGACCGATCGTTTCGGTGTTGCTTCTGGTACTTCGACGCAGTACCTCGGCTCGACGATCACCTACAACGATGAAGCAACCGGAGCTTCGCTCGGTGACGAGCTTGTTGCCGCGTTCTTCAGTGCTGCTCGTCAGATGGACGAAAAGAACGTTCCGTCTTCCGAGCGGTATGCGATCGTCACCCCCGAGGTGTACTACCAGCTCGTCGCGTTCAGCACGGACGCGATCAACCGTGACTTCAACCCTGAAGGTAACGGCAGCATTGCGGGCGGCATGATCATGTCGATCGCGGGCATCCGCATTCTGAAGTCCAACCACATCCCGACTACGGACGAAGGGACTACCGCTGTCGCTCCGCACGGCGATGCGGGCATTCAGAATGATGTGTTCGGTCATACGGGTGCTGACGGTGTCGGCTACCGCCGTACTGCCGACAGCGGCTTCCTGCGCTCGAAGGGCATCATCTTCCAGAAGGAAGCTGTCGGCACGGTCAAGCTGCTCGACCTCGGCGTCGAGAGCGAGTACCAGATCGACCGTCAGGGTACGCTGATGGTCGCGAAGTACGCGATGGGCCACGGCATTCTCCGCGAGGAGTGCTGCTACTGGCTGCGTGGCGATCTGGTTGCGTAATCGCTACTGAGGCTGTGATCTTGGGGGCCACCATCGAAAGGTGGTGGCTCCCTTTTCTTTGGAGGACATATGGCAACGAATAAGACCACGCGACTTGAGGCAATCAACACGATGCTCTCCGTCATTGGGGAGCCTCCGGTCAACTCCCTTACTGGGGTCAATCGGGCCGATGTCCTGATTGCCTCCTCCATTCTTGACGAAGTGTCCCGCGACGTTCAGTCCGAAGGGTGGCACTTCAACACGGATGACAAGGTTCCGTTCATTCCGGACGCTAGCAACTATATTGTCGTTCCGGATAACGTCCTGCGGCTCGACATCACTGAGGAGACTTACGGCAAGGATCTCGTCGTCCGTGACGGCAAGATCTTCAACAAGAGCACCCTCAGCGACGTTTGGCAGTCCGGTACGACGATCTACTGCACCGTCGTCTATTTGTTCGAGTTCGATACGATTCCTCAGGCAGCTCGTCACTACATCACGATTCGAGCTTCCCGGATCTTCAGTGATCGAATGGTCGGCGACAAGGCTCACCACGACTACACCGCGAACGATGAGTTCAAGGCGTTGATCACCCTTAAGGAATACGAGGGTGAAACTGGTGACTACACGATGTTCGACAACTACACTATCGGCGTGATCGTCGATCGTCCCCGAATCGCACCACGAGCTTTCTGATGCTTCTAGTCAATTCCATCTCGAACTTCCTTGGCGGAGTGTCTCAGCAGCCCTCCTCCATGCGATTTCAGAACCAGTGCTCGGAGCAGACTAACGCTGTCCCGTCGCCTGTCGAGGGATTGACTAAGCGTCCTCCTACGGAGCATCTGAAGAACCTTCTCGACGGATCTTCCGCTGATCTCGTGTACTCCTCGCTGTTCGTTCACACGATTGATCGTTCGCCTGAGGAGCGGTACTTCGCCGTCTTCGGTCGAAACAACGCGACGAGCTCGGCCTTCGTTCATGTCTATGACATCAATGGCAATCGGATCGTTACGAACGTCGATTCCCCCGCCCTCACTTACATCAATGAGGCGGGCATCGATGCGAAGCTGAAGGCGATGACGATTGGAGATGTCACGTTCATCGTCAACACGAATCAGACGGTAGCTCTTGACGCAACCTTGAGTAAGTACAGCCGAAACACTACGTCAGCTCAGTTCGAGTGCATGATCTGGATTACCCAGACGAACTACAAGCGGACGCACGGCTTCACGATCAATGGCGTAACGATTCAGCACGAGACGGGTCAGCAGCAAAGCGACGATATTGGAACTGATCACATTGCGGCGCAGCTTGAGACTGCTTTCAATACTGCGAAAGCGCAGCTGACGGGCGGCAATCCGACTTATCCGACGATTCAAGGAATCACTGCTTACAGATACGCATCTGTGTTGTTCCTGCTCCGGACGAGCGGAACTAACCCGATGAACGTCAGTGTGTTTGACGACTTCGGCGGCGACGCGATCGTGCTGATCAAGGATGAAGTTCGATCCTTTGAGGATCTTCCGCCCGTTGCTCCACACTTGATGAAGATCAAGATTGCGGGTAGCCCAGAGTCTAGGGCGGATGACTACTGGGTTGAGTTCGTCCAGAGCGATACGAGTCCGAGCTCAACGATTCCTCGGTCTGGCCTATGGTTTGAGACTATCGGCCCGGGAATCAAGCAGAACTACACCTACAGCACGATGCCTCACATTCTGATCCGCGAGGCGAACGGTGAATTCAGGTTTAGGGCAGCAGACGGCAGTGGAGCGTATCCGCAGTACAAGTGGACGGGCCGGACGGTGGGGGATGACTTCACTAACCCCGCGCCGACCTTTGTCGGGATGAAGATCAACGATGTTTCGCTGTACCAGAATCGACTTCTGTTCCTGTCGAGCGAGAATGCGATCTTCAGTGAGACTTCGCAGTTCTTCAATTTCTGGCGCACTTCGGTTACTGATTCGGTCGCAACTGACACGATCGACGTCGCGTCTACTAGCCCGCGAGTCTCTAACCTCCAGAGCGCGACTGCTTTCGAGAATCAGCTCCTGATCTTCTCGCAGTCCTCCCAGTTCTCCCTCAGCAGCTCCGGGCCGCTCTCGCCGACTACGGTGACTATGTCCGTCGTAGGCGACTACCAGAACTTGAGCATCGACCCGGTCGCTTCGGGCAACTCCCTGTTCTTCGCGTTCAACCGCGGTAGCTTCAGCGGGATCCGGGAGATGACCTTGACGAACAGGATCGACGGGAAGTTCGAAGCGGATGACATGTCTGCGGCAGTCCCTCAGTACATCCCGGGGACGGTCAAGATGCTCACGGGGAGCACCCACGAGAACTACTTGATCGCCCTCACTTCGGGGGATACGTCATCGGTGTACGTCTACAAGTACTTCCAGATCGGTGATCAGCGCGTCCAGAGCGCGTGGGGCAAGTTTACGCTCTCGTCTGGAACGATCCTGAATGTCTCGTTCATTGAGTCGTCCCTGTACTTTGTCGTGCAGCGCGGGGCAAAGACGAGCCTTGAAGTGATGCGGCTTGAATCGGGTCGCAAGGACATTAATAGCACCTACATCACGACGCTTGACCGCCGTATGGATCGGGCGAAGCTGCTTGCTCTCGGCGGTACTGCGACATATAGCTCCGGGACGGGGCTTACGACCTATGTCCTTCCATATCAGATCGGAACAGGCGCGACTTTTCAGGTTGTCACCAAGACGGGCATCAAACTCCAGACAACCCAAGCATCAAGCTCGTCAGTTACAGTGCAGGGAGACTATGCGGGGACGGACGTTTGGTTGGGAGAAAACTACACGATGATCTACGAGCTGTCCGAGCCCATGTTCCGGGCTTCGACAGAAGGGTCGATGTCGGCGATCGGTGGTCGGTATCAGGTTCGATACGCGACCCTGTCGTTCGGCAATACGTCCTACTTCAAGGCTAAGGTCTTCGTTGAGTATGGATCGACTTACGAGTACGAGTTCACTGGCCGTCTACTCGGGTCTGGCAACAACCTTCTCACGACTACGATCCCTTTTGAGACGGGCAAGTACCGAATTCCGATATACTGCAACAGCACTGGACTTCGGTTCCGGATTGAGAACGATTCACCTCTGCCGAGCAACTTGATCTCGCTTGAGTATGAGGCTTCGTACAATGAACGCGCCCGCCGCATCTAAGCTGCACACGAGAACCCCAATAATCCCCGATTGCCATTACATCGCTAAGCGTCTCCGAAAGGCTGACCTTAAGGATGTCCGGGCAGCGGGGCTTGAGCCGTTGGAGTCGATGATTCGTGGGTACGTCTACAGCAAAGAGTGCATGACGATTTGCTTGCCGGACGGCACTCCGGCGGCGATGTTCGGGGTAGCTCCGTTCACCCTAGACAACCTCTCAATCGGCAGTATCTGGCTACTCGGAACGGATGAGCTGATTGCTCATCGATGGACGTTCCTGAAGGAGTCGCGGTACTGGCTTAATCGTATGAGTGTCGGATTCGACATGCTGTGCAACAGCGTCCACAAGGACAACGAGGAGCACATCAAGTGGATCCGATGGCTCGGCTTCACATTCCTAAGGCAAACCGAATCTCACGGTGAGCCCGTCATCGAATTCGCAAAGATCATCCACCATGTGTGAACCAGTTTCAATCACCGCCGCGGTCGTCGGGGCCGCATCTACGGCCTCATCCATTGCGAGTCAGAACTCTGCCGCTCGTCAGCAAGCGGATTACAACAACAAGCTTGCTAAGGGCAACAACGAGCGGTTCGCCCAGACGGTGCAGGAAGTCCGTCGAGACGTCGGACTCCAGACCGATCAGCTGTACGACAACCTCGGTGAGCAGCGCAAGGCGATGATGATGCAAGTCAACAACGTCGCTAACGATGCCCTGAAGGCCGCAGCCGTCATGGAGACGTCTTACGCAGCCGCGGGTGTCGAGGGGCGCACGGTCGATCAGGCGATCCGCGAGTTCGAGGTTGACTTCTCCAACTTTGCTGTGTCCCGTCTGGACGAGCTTGATGCTCGTTACCGCCAGACTCTCGTCGAAGCTCAGGCGATCCGCAACCGCGGTCAGAGCGTCATCAATCAGGGTGTCCCGCAGCCGCTGCCGCCTGTGATGATGCCGAGCCCGATCCCGGCGATCCTGAACGGTGCTACTACGGCGATCAGCGTTGCGTCGTCCTTGCAGTCGCTCCAAGGCCCGCCCGGTAGCTTCGGCGGCGGCAAGATGAGTCCTGCCGAATACAACGCTGTGTCGATGGTTCCCGGTGGTCAGTATCAGCTCAGCGCGGGCGGCTACGCACAATCGCTTCTCCCCGGCGGATAAACACCAATGACTAGCCTTCCTCAGCCTTTCTACAACCCTCAGCTGTCCCCAACCTCGACGTTTACGCAGCCTTTCGTCGCTGCGCCGACGCCTGTGCAAGTGCAGCTCGGGCAGGGGCTCGAAGACATCGGCCCCGCCTTTATGAACTTCAGCACGACTCTCGCGTCCTTTGTCGGACGTCAGGTCGAGAAGCAGAACGTCGAGAACGTCAAGATCGGCCAAGCGAAGGTCATGGAGAGCCGACAGGGCTTCCGAAAGCTCGTGGAGCAGGGCAAGATCGACCCCGCAGCTAACCCGTGGGAAGCTTACGGGGCGGCTCAGGCTGATGCGATCATGTCGGCGCGGTCGTTCTCCTCGAAGCTTCAGGCTGACTACGAGGCTGAAGCGGCGCGTAACCCGGTGTTCATGGACAGCGTCGGCAACTTCGACACGTTCGCTAATCAGCGGATCAGAGAGGCAGCTGCTGCGGGCATCCAGAATCCGATCTGGGTTAACACGTTCTTGGAGGAGATCGACTCGGACGTCACTCGGATGTCCAAGGGGCATGTCGTCGAAGTCGGACGTCTTCACCGCAAGAAGATGGTTGACGGCCTTGCTGTCGGCATCTCGTCGGATGTCAGCGACATGATGCGGGACGTTCAGAGCCTTCCCGTGCTCGGGGCGTCCAATGACAAGTTCATCACCGATACGGCTAAGAACCTCCAGAGCCGAATCGACGAAGTCGCCCAGACGATCGGCGGGGAGATGGCTAATGAGATGGCGGTCGAGACGATCATCGGCCTCCGCCTCGAATACGGCGATGACCCTCGAATCCGTCAGGTCGCGGAGAAGATCAAGACCCCGGGTGGCCCGCTGCACAAGACGACGCGGTACAAGGCGGCTGAGGCTGCGAAGACGACTGAGTTCGACAGTGCTCGTGGTCGGATGACGATTGAGAAGCAAGGCGAATTCCGCCAGTATCTCGGCCAGTACTTCACTCCCGAGCGCATCCGAAGCCTGCGCGGGGTGGACATTCTGGAGGGTAAGGGCTTCCCCGCGTGGGAAGAGATTGAAGGCGACGTCCGTCGTATGGGTGTTAGCGCGGCCCTCTACGAGAAGCTGCGCGGCTCTTACGAGGAGATGAAGTCCGAAGTCATCCGTGAGAAGGCTGCGGATGTCGTTAACGGCATGGCTACGCAGCTCGGCGAGATTGTCGGACAGAAGTTTGCCGCAGCCTCCGGCAACGTCAGCTCACTCGTCGTTCTGTCTCAGAGCACGAATATTGACTCAATCGTCGCTGATGGCGAGAACCAGATCAAGCTGATGGCCCGAGCCTACGGACTCAAGGAAGGCGATGCTCCACGAACGATTAGCAAGGATGAGGTGCGCCGTGTGGCTATTGAAACGGCGTATCAGAGCATTCCTCGTGACCCCAATACAGGAGTTCCTACGCGAGATGGGCTTGTCTCGCTGATGAATGTCGCCCGAGCTCTTGACGCGAAGTATCTGCCTTCGGTTACCCCGATGATGCGTACTGCGGTGTCGGCGTGGAATCAGCCGAACGCTGACGCTACTCAGATCCCCCGCGAAGTGATGACTGCGATTGACATGTACGAGGTTGCGTCCGCTTCCAACGAGGTGGAGATGCTTGGTCTTCCTGAAGGGGAACGGCAGTTCCTCGAAGTCGTGACGACTCTTCGCCGTTCCGGCACTGGCCTTACTGACGCCGTTCGTCGTGCGAATCAGCTGACGTCCGGTTCCGGAAAGGCGTTCAAGCTTCAGGAGCCGTCTCGTGAGGAGATTCTGACTGCCGTCTCTGAGTGGAACAATGAGGGCGCGTGGTTCGGCAACATGGTCGAAGATGACGCTACTGGCATTGGTACGGTCGAACAGGCGATCCGTGACGTTTCTTACGCAAATCAGCTGAGCGGCATGGGCATGGGAGAGTCGATCAGCCAAGCGAAGAAGTACGTCGCCGACAACTCGCTCGTGTTTGAGGGTACGGTGATCATGGCCCCCCGGACTAACACCGCGCTGTCGCGGACTCCCGAGGCATGGGGCGCAGCTCGTAACGCAGCAATCGAAATCATCAATAGTCGGATTCGGGAGCTCAACAAGGCGGGTAAGGATCTGCCCTTGATTGAGCCCGGTGACATCACGTTTGCACCCCGATCATCTAGTCGGGATAACGTGATCTTCGACCTGATCTATAAGCGTGGGGGAAACTCCCTTGATCTCCGCTACGGCGGGGAGGATCTTGGTATTGGGGTCAACTTCTCCTACACGATCGATCAGCTCAGCAAGTTCGTCACTGAAGAGAGCAAGTCTCGCTACGTTCGTCGCGGCTACAGTGCGGAGTTCCTGAAGAGCTTCGACTACGAAGCCTACGAACAGAAGTATCAAACTGAAATTGATCGGTACAATCGGGAGAACCCGTAATGGCTGAAGAAAAGTCACCCCCAACTGGGCAGTGGCCGAAGCCGAATATCTCGGAGTTCGGCCCCGGCAAGTACGAGCAGGACGTCTCTCAGTATCTATATGAGAAGAACCGTCCCGGTCTGTGGGAGTCTGTCGCCGATACGACGCTGTCTTCAGACATCGGTCGGTGGCTAGGGAGCCGAATTGAAGGGCTCGGGCGGGCTGACTACGGGTGGCAGGAGAAGAACGCGACGGAGCTTGACCAGATCCTGTCTGCGACCCCGTTTGAGTATCACGACGACATCCTGTCGTCCAACTCGTTGACCGATGCCCTGTTCCAGAAGGCGACGATCGACGAAAAGATGCGGATGATGCAGCGGGTTGGCGATGCGGGTGCGGTCGGGGTGGGAGCCGTGCTCGGAATCAACCTGTTCGAAGGCGCGACTCTCGGTGCTCTGACGTTCCCCGCGACGGCCCCCGCGCTCGTCGGGACGGGCTATAGAGGCTTCCGGACGAGTAAGCAGACTATGGACGCCTTCCGGGTCGCTAAGGCCGGACAGCGGGCTGCTGCGGCTGCTGAGCTTGCTGCTACGGCCTCCCGAATCGGCCTGTTCGCCCGTGGCAGCACGGTCGGCATGGCGGAAGCTCTCGCCTACACGACGATCGACTCTATCGTGGATCCAACCGTGGAAGCGCACGACTTCCGTAGTGCAGCGATCTTCGGCAGCATCCTCGGCGGCAGCTTTAATGCCCTCGCGGGACGTTCCGTTCTCGCCGCTGAGCTCACGAAGGCGGGCCGGAAGCTTGAAAAGGATCTCCTTCAGCGCGGGTATCAGCTCCCTCCCCGCTTCAACGCGGACGACCTCGTTCAGCGGCTTGCGGATGCGACGAATATCAGGACGGAGGACGCGGGTGCTGTGATCGCACTCGGTGACGCCCTCGGGATTGACTTGTCCAAGACGAACCTTGCCGTTGGTGGTCGAAAGGTTCGTGGGGTGAAGTCCTCCCAAACGATCGTCGCTAACGGCATGGAGATGGGTGTCGTCGAGTTCCTTGAGGATGGCCGAGCGATCCTGCGGTCGTTCTACAACGACACCCCGAATCCTGAAGTCCCCCTCCGCGGCATCACTGCGATCATCCGCCGCCGTCTGTTCAACGCGGATCTCCCTGAGACTGCCCGCGGTGGTCTGACGGACAACGAAGTCCGCGTCATTGACGAGTGGCTTGGCCGCTCCGCTCGGATCTTCCGTGAAGCTGAGCGTGGCCCGGGAGGTGTTACTGCGGGTGCATTCGTCCGTGAGACGACTGAGGGTGGCCCGCGACGTCTCGTCCGCACGACGAAGTGGTCTGCGGGCGACGAGCGTAAGTTCGCTAACGGTTTCTTCCGGTGGATGCTGACCGGGGAGAAGGATGACATCCCGGAGAGCGTGATCCCCGTCTTTGAGAAGGTGCGCCTGTTCCTCGCGAAGACGTATGACGGCATGAACGATCCTCGGCTGCTCATGGGCCGAAAGCCGAACCGCCGGATCGCAAGCATCTTTGAGAAGGTGCTCGTGAACGAAGTCCGGGCGAAGCAAGCCGCTGAGCAAGAGTTTATGAACAGTCTGCTCCGGGCTTCTTCTGGCTCCGGGACGGGCTTCGGCACTGAGGACGCGCTGTCGATCGTGGACGCGGAGCCGACAGGAACGAGCAAGGATTGGGCTGAAGTCCCGAACATCGACGGCTTCAGCGGCCTTGGTGCGACCCTGCTCAACCAGAGTGTCCGGGCGATGAAGTCCGTTGCGGGCGACATTCGGTGGCTTGCATACAACATGCACTTCACCCGCGTTGCTCCGAAGGACAAGTTCGGCAACCTGATCGCTCAGCCTACGACGGTCAACGAGATCGTCCACCGTATCAAGGCTGTGAGCGAAGCTCGGTTCCTTCGGTCGTTCAACCGGAACTTCAACGAATACGTCTCCGGCGGTAAGTCGTACAAGGACATCGGGCCTACGGAACGTGCGAAGAACATGTTCCGGCACAACAAGAAGGCGGAGTTCAACCGCCTCGTGTACGAAGAGATCCACAACCCCGGAACCCACGCGGACAAGAACGTCGTCGCGGCTGCTGATGCTGCCCGCCGCGAGTTCAAGATGATCGCCGACTTGGCTAAGAAGGCTAAGGTCGCGGGTTTCGAGAACTTGGCTTCGGAAGCTACTTACTTCCCCCGCCTGTACCGTTGGGATGCGATCGATGCGTTCGCTCTGAAGTACGGCCAGAAGGAGCTTAAGCGCGTCCTCCTGAATGCTCTTGACAAGACGGATCTTGACGAGAAGCAGTCGGACGCTCTCGCAGAGCTCCTCGCTGAGCGGCTTGTCAAGCTCTCCCGTGGGGAGCGCAAGGCGTCCGTGTTCAATCTGGACGAGGAAGTCCTCGAAGTCCTCGGCGGAATGGAGAAGCCGCGGGATCCTAAGGGAGCGGTTCTGACCCCCCGGGCTCGGTATCGGTTCCGCGCAGATCCCCTCGTGGAGCTCACGGACGGGTCGCGGGCGTCCTTGTCGTCGTTCGTTGAGACGGACATCCCGACTGCCCTCGGCTCGTACACGCGCTCTGTTGCGGGTGCGATCGGTGAGACGCGGCTAGTTGCCCGCTTTAAGGCTGAAGTCGCCGCCCGCGATGGGGAGGACGTCGCTGAGAAGATCAATCGGTGGGAGGACATCGTCGAATACGTCCGGGAGAAGAACCGGAAGACGATGACTGCGGACGATCTGGAGTCCGAGATTAACTCCCTCAGGGAGCTTCGGGCGAACATGCGGAGTGAGCCTGATCCGGCGAACTTCTCGAACGACAACACCCTGAGCATCCTGTTCTCGGAGAACGCCCGCCGCCTGATGAAGATCTCGTATCTTCAGAACGGCGCGTACTTCGCCCTCGCGCAGATCAACGAGCTTTCGAGGACTGTCGCTCGGGCGGGCTTCCGTGCGGTCTGGACGCAGCTCCCGGTCGTCAAGGAGCTCGTGGAGTCCGCTCGACGGGGTGAGCCGATCAACGAGGTCACGGAGCTTCTAGAGCAGACGTTCGGCCTTGCCTCTGACCGTATCCGGCGGACTACGGGCCGTATTGACGACGCCCTGAACCAGTACCCCCCGAGCGTCCGGATTGGGTGGTATCAGAAGATGGCTAAGAAGCTGTCGAAGCTCGACGCTAATCTGGACGCCGCCGTCTTTGCCTTCGCCGACTTGACGGGCCTTGCCCCGATTACGTCTGCTACGCAGCACCTGACGGCGATGTCGCTGATTCAAAGGATCCACAGGATCGGTACTGCGGGCGATTCGGACTTCGCTGAGACGCTGATTAAGCAGTGGGGCATCTCAATGGAGCAGTACAAGCGGGTCGTCGCCTCCATGAAGGAGTTCGCTGAGGTGGACTCCCGGGGGCGCGTGATCGCCCTGAACGAAGAGAAGTGGGATACGGACGCCTTCCGCGCCCTGCTGACGTTCGTCGAGCGTGGCACGATCGCGACGATTCAGGATCCCCCGGCCCGCGGCGACTTCCACAAGTTCTTCTTTACTCCGGTCGGCAAGCTGATGGTGCAGTTCAGGACGTTCAACCTGAAGGGCATCGATGCTTTCCTGAAGACTTCGGCGCAGCGTGGGGACGCGATCGTCGCTAAGGAATACCTCCTGACGGGCGTTATGGCACTGATCACGCAACAGGCCCGCAAGCGTCTTGATTACGCGGCGATGAGTGACAACAAGAAGAAGAAGAAGTTCGCTGAAGAAAACTTCAGTGCTGAGGCGGCTGCGGCGATGTTCGCATCTGGCCCGACTGAGAACTTCATCCTCATCGGAGCTACTGACGCGATCTCTAACTTCGCGTTCGGGCGCAGCACGTTCGGAGACAGGATTCGGTACACGGGCCTGTCCTCAAACCCCTTGGATCTCACGGCTACGCCCGCGTGGGCTGTTCTTGACCGTGCGTACAAGGCGATGCAGGGGCCGACTAGGGCTCTGCTGAACGCGGACTATGATTACAGCCAGAAGGATCTGCATAATCTTCGAATGTCGATCCCGATGGGCCGATACTACGGCATCGGTCAAATCCTCTCCGCAGTTGAAGATCGGATTGGACAGAACCTTCCAGAGCAGTCGAAGCAACGCTAATTAGGAGCAAGTAATGGCACTTTCTTACGTCCTGTACACGAATCAGACCGGAACCGGGCCTTTCAATTTCACGTTCCCGTACATCTCGACCGCTCACGTTAAGGTGGAGAAGAACGGTACGGTGCTGACTCTTGGCACTCACTACACCCTCAGCACTTCCCCGACCCCGCAGATCACTCTAACTGCCGCACTCGTCGCGACGGATACTCTTCGAATCTTCCGTGAAACCCCGGGTCGAGCTGCAGTTAGA